CGCCTTGTTGGCGAGGTTGTCGATCATGTTGGCGCTCGGGGCCGACGGGGTCCAGACCGGGCGGGTGGCCTCGGTGTAGCCCTCGGTGTTCGACGTGATTTCGCTCGCCGTGGCCGGGAACGAAGCAGCCGTCAGGTTGGCCAGCGGGGTGTAGTTCGCGGCGTACAGCGCGAGGTTCCACGTGGGCAACTTGGTGCCGTTGTACAGGCCCACAGTGAGCAGGTACATCAGACCTTCGTCAGGCAGCAGGTTCGGGTCTTGGCGCTCGTCTTGGCCGTTGACGTCGTGGACGTACAGGCCGGAGATGAAGGCTTTGGCCTTGGGGAAGTACAGACCGCGCTCGTCGCCGGTGCGTTCGTACTGGTTGGCAGCGAGCGCCTTGGCGAATTCGCCGGCGTGCTTTTGAAGAGCGTTTTTCATGATGGTTTTCCTTTCAAAGACCGAGTCGGAGGGCTGTGGTATCGCCAAAGGCGCCAGTGTACAGCGAGCGTTGCTTCAATGGTCCGTTTCGATGTAAATGCCGCACACATCAAGACCCACCGCAAGAGCGGTGGCGTTGTTGCAGCGCCAGAGTTGGTGGCACAACAAGGTTGTGGCGGCGGGGGTATCCGCCGACGCCAAAAACCCTGACGCTTCAAACGCAGTGTTCAGCCGACGAACCTGCCAATGGACGCCGCCAGCCGGGGGTGAGAACAAATTCAGTTCGTAAGCGTCAGCGGCGGTGTTGGCCGGGAAGTCGGCGCCGAGATCGATCGGCGTATTCGCCGTGGCTTTGCCGTAGATGATCTGCAGGTTGTTGGACGCCGCAATCTGGCCGACACCGACGCAGTTCACTTTCGTGGAGGGGTCGATGTTCGTCGGCGCGGCGGTGAGCGCATCCAGCCCGACGAACATGCGCGCACCGGCCACCGTAGCCGGGTCGCTAACGCCGAAACGGTAGCGCGCGAAGAAGCCGCCAAGCCCGGGGCCAGCACCGGTCGTGTACTTGGCCACTGCCTCGCGCGCACCTGCCAGCGCGCCTGCGGTGGCGGCAGACACGTACCCCAGACGGGTCATGCGCGCCAGTAGGTTGGTGGTGGCAACCGCGCGCGAGGTTGCCGTGCCGGTGGCTGTCAGCGCAGCCATACCGAAGACACCCGGTACCGTGACTGAGCCGCCGGGCGGCATCCACAAAGCAACCTTGTTACCACCGAGGTTGGCCTGCAGAGTGGTGTCCAGACCGGACGGGCCGACCTGCGCAGCCATCATCCGGCCTGCAATCTTTTTGATGAAGATCGTCCCGTAGTCCGCACCCGGCGTTACCGGGTTCTGCGTGTCTGGGAGCGTCAGTGTTGCGAGGGTGCTGCTCTCGGCAGACGACACCTGCACGCCGCCGCTCTCGCTGTAGATCAGTACTTGTCCGGGCTGCAGCACCGCTTTTGCGATCGGAGCAGTGGCTGCCCCGGTGTTGTGAGAGATGGTGAACAGTCCGGCCAAAGCGCCATCGTTCGACACTGTGACGAGGCGAACGTTCCGGGTCCCAGCCGCAGCGTAGGTTGCGATGTCGTACGTGGTACTGGACGAAGTCACGATGGCGCTTGAAGCGTCCAGCGTAGCCCCGGAGACATCTGCGTAGGAGACATGCGCGCGGGAGGAGAGCGCCCCAGCGTTTCCGATCGTGATCGAGTGCCCGTTCTTCAAATAGATCATCAGAACCCCCCGAGCCCTGCGAGGGCAAACTCGTACGTAGTGCCGCCACCACCGCCACCACCTTCGCCCTCTTTCGCAAAGGTTTGGTATGTAGACGTAGAAGTGGCTATCGCCACGCGGCTTTCATCCGATATAACGTACAGCTGCCACGGAACGAGCAGGCTGTTCGACGCCAGCGCATTCAGCGCCGCGCGTGTGCCACGAGCGTGCCGGATAGTTGGCATTAGAACGTACCGCAGTCAACATCGCCAACGGCGAGCGTTACAAAGGCGTTGCCAGCATCCTTAGTCCAGCTCATGGACGAGTTCATGCGGATAACGCCGTTCGTACCGTCTGTACCCCAGATGTACCCGGAGGTGCCACCAGAGACAACGGACACCTTCTCGTCGGTGGAGGCGGCAGGGATGTTCAAAGCGGTTTTGAACGCGTCGAAGGTGATCTTCTTTTCCTTCTGACCGACACCATCCGCGTCGTGGATCAGGATCAAATCAGCGGCGCCGTTCACCGACGCCAAGGTAGAGAGATCGTCAATCGCCGGGACGATCGGCAGTTTGGTGGTCGGATCGGTCGCTACGTGCGCAGTGCCACGGTCGGTAGTGACCATCACTTCGCCGGCGAGCATGCCGGACGTAGGGAGGTTGGCCTTCAAGCCGCGTTTGAGTTGAATGCGAGCCATGCTGATTCCTTAGAAGAAAGTTCCACCGTCGATGTCGTCCGTAGGCACGAGCGGGATCGGATACACGTCCGAGACCGAGTGCTGATGCCCGACATCGCTTTTATCGCTCAACGCTGCTTCCAACCCAGTTACGTCCGACACCCCAATCACGCCCTGAGCAGTAGGTGCGATCCCAGTTGCCGTGACGCCGTCCACGAAACGACCACCCTTCCAAACACGGCTGTTTGGGTTGGGCGGGTAGAACTTACCAGCAAAGAAGTCGCTCATGCTATTACCGAATCAACAGCGGTACCGAAAGCCACCGTAGACGTGGAGTTTACAGGAGTGACAACCTGCTTCATACCCTTCCGGAACAGGAACGCGGTCCGACCCACGAGCCCTGCCGGCACCTTCACACGCTCAGGCTGAAGCTCCACCGTCGCGCCACCATCCATCCCAACCACATAGCCCGAGGTGCTGAGCCACACAGCCACAGGGTTGGGGGAAGGAACTTGCTTGTCTGGGAAGTGCCCCGGGCCGACCTTCACACCGCTACGGCGCACCGCGCGGTGTGGGCTGACCAGCTTCGTCTCGAACTTCGCCGGGTCGGTCCCGGACAGGAACCAGACGCCGCGAGAGTCGCCGACGTACAGACCGTCGGTCACTGCCTCGACGAACGAGATGAAGCCACTGAACTGAATGAACCCATGCGCCGGGTTGTTCAAGTGCGGGCGCATGGCCTCGCTGAAATAGAGCGTACCCAGCTTGGCCGTGTACAGACGGCCGGCGAGCCACGTGATGAACTCGCCCGGAGGCATCGGGGTCAGGAACTGCGTGTCGCAGTCGCCGCCTTGCGCCGTCTGCGTGATCGTGTAGCTGGGGAACACGGCAGGCAGCTCTTCGCTGCGATGGAACTTGGAGCCGTCCGGGTCAGTGATGTAGACGCGAAACGCCCACCCTGCGCGCATCGGTAGGCCATTCAGTGTGATGCCGCCCCCGTTGGGAAGGTCGATGATCTGAGCAGGGGTGGCGCCGCCTTCTTCGCGACGATCGTCGAGGTAGGTGAGGATCACGGCATACTTGCCCGGGAGCAGCGCACCGCCGCCAGCGGACAGAGCCGGGACGACTTCCGGTACAGGCACGCCGACGGGGCGAGCTGCGGCCGCATCTGCCGGCAGCCAACCGATCGTCGTCTTGTTCGTCCAGTAGACGTTGCCGTTGTACTCGGTGTACGCGAGCGGGTCAGCGGAGTTCAGAGCAGCAAGGACCGTGGTGCTGAGATCGTCGTTCAGGCGCAGCAGCTGGTTGCCTTTACCGACAAGCATGGTGCCGCGCTGCTGGGCCCCCCAGATGCTGTGATAGTCCGAGCCTGAGAGACGGAGAGTCTGGCCGACACGGCGCTTGAAACGACCGGCCCGGCCGATGTCCACGTTGACAGCTTCGCGGACCGCCCCGTTCAAGAGGGCGGTCTCGTTGCTCAGGGAATCGATCCCTGCGGCTGGCAGTGGGTACGGGCGGGTTGCGCTCATCGTTACCTCAAGCAACGACCGGTGAAGGCACGGTCTGATTGGACAGGATCGGCAGCGGGCTCACCACACGGTTCGTGCAGCCGAAGGGGTTCGTCACGCTCGGCCCGTCGAAGGCGATGTTCGGAATCCCCACCGGCGACACGACCGGCGCGATGCGCGGGGCTGCCACCACACCACTGTCGAAGCCCGAAGCACGGAGCGGATGGAGCAGGCGGGGGATTCCGACCTCGCTCATGTCGTCGCCATGAGCCTTGATCTTGCCGGCCTCCCAGCGATCGATGTCGCCGATCAGCAGGCTTTCCCAGCCTTGCGCGCCGATTGTGCTGGACGCCTTGACAGAGTGACTGCCGCTATTGTAGCTGTCGACGCCGCGAGAGTACACCGTCCGAACACGTTGAGACACGGCGCAGGTGCCAAACACCGGCCCGGACTGGATGGCGGGCACGCGGACAGGCGGGTTTACCCGGATGACCTTCATCGGGAACTTGAAGTTGTCGAAGTTGCCATCCTCCAACGTGCAGCTCACCCAGCCGACTGGGTACACCGGGCGATTCAGGAACTCGATCAGGTTGTTGCCCCACAGCGTCTGCACACCCATGCCGATGACGTAGGTGCGCGGGTAGCCGACCAGAGCCGTGCCCCACGGAGTCGTGAGGCCCTGCTCCGGGTTGCCACGGTGCGGGATGGCGACCGGGTAGACCTGACGGTGGAACAGCTCCACGCGATGCGTCGTCGGGATGAGCGTCATCACCGAGCCGACTGGGTACACGCGCTTGG